GTGGGTACTTTTCCGGGTCCAGCCCTTGCGCTTCCATACGGTAGCGGTGTGCCTCTCGGTCCTCTTTCGAGACTCGCGCCTTTTTGTCTTCCGTGTTGATCCATTTGCCCTCTACCTTTTTCATGGTCTTCAGGTGATGGGGCTGCACGTAAACAGGCGGCTCTTCTGGTACTTCGACTTCGTTCGCCATTTTTGCTCCTTCGAAAGAGCGGCCCCGAATAACGGGGCCACCCCATTTAGCCGATAGCGTCAGGATTAGGCGCCATCGTTGTTGAACGCGAATGACACCGGATGCCGTACTGCGTAATCAGCAGTCAGCATCGCGATCACTCGCGTGTTCATACGGGCCGACAGTGAGTACGGATCGACAAGTACGTCGAGTCCACCCCACATGCCCTGAATCAGGTCAGCCCAATTACCGAAAAAGACATCGCCAGCGGTCACCTGTGTGGACACGTCAGCACGGTATCCATTCATGCTGTCGTTTTCCCAAACAAACTGCCCGGTGTTCGTTGCCTTTTCCTGCGTCTTGAGTCCACCTCGCGTGGTCGGATCGGTCAGGTACGACAGACTCCCGAACAATGCATTGTCGACCGCAACGGCTGTTTCCATCGCGACGACTTCCGCAAAGGTCGGCACCGCAGCCGCGAAGTTGGTCGGTGCGTTGATCCCCGACGTATTCGAGACTCCCGTCGGCTGACCCGACGCGCCAGTGCCATACAGCCCCGCAAGATCGAGCGCCAGACCGAGCACCATTGCGATGTCGTTCCGAACAAACTGCTCGACCGAAATGCTCGACTGCAACAGCAACTGTCTCGTGTAGATCGACATCGCGCCGACGTTCTTTGGCGTCATCGATACCTGATCGAGCGTTTGCGTGCTTGCCGTGATGTCGGTTTCGTCTGTCGCCAGCCAATACGCCGTTGCCGGACCGGTGTGACGCGGTATGGCAATGTCGCCCTGCAGACCATCGAGAATGGTGATGCCCTTGTTTGCGAGAGCACTGTTGTTGCGCAGCAATTCGATGAAGTTCGATGCCAGCAACTCCGTCGCAATGATCTGCGTGCCATCATTGGCACCGCCCTGCGTCAGAACTCGGAAGAGGTTTTGCATCTCCCTCGCCGCTCTCCAATCGCGCGACAATTCCGGACGCTCGTACAGCAGAACATCAGTCGGCACCAGAAAGCCCTTCGGCTCCTGTCGGTACTGTTTCGCCGCCGCGTCGGATACCTCGCGCTCGAAGCTCGCGGCCTCGATCATCTTTGGGTTGCTCTGGCCGAATACCTGAGCACGGATCAGACGAAGAAACGAGAAGTTTCGCTTTTCTTTCTCCGTCAGGCCGATCTCAGCAGGCTTCGTATCATCGACCGACATACGCTTTGCGCCGGGCAGTTCATCGAGCAGGCGTTCCGTGAAGGTGGCCAAAGACCACCCCTCGCGCACTGCCTTTTCTCCGAGCGTCATCTGGTCGTGCTTCCGAGCGACTTCGGTGATCTTCGCGATGCGTGACCGTTCGTCGTCGATGGCTTTTTGCCGAGCGTCATCACTCAGCACAGCCGGGGTTTCCTTTTGTCGCTTGCTCTCCGGCGACACCTCCGGCGTTTCTGTTTCCTTTGACATGCTTGGTTCCTCTTCAGCATGAGTGAATACCCGAATGGCGAAGCCCGTTTTGCTCTCCGGCTCAGCAGCCCGACCCACGCCCACTGTCGTATCGGCTGGAATTGAAACCAACGAAACCTCGTGTGGTTCCCAATCCATTGCCCGGTAAGACTCGTGATCGTCGCTCGACTTTTCCTCAACCATCTTGTGGATTCTGTAGCCAACCGAAACGCAACGGCACATGCCGCTTTTGATCCTCTGCCATACATCGTCACGATCATCAGCAACCCTAACCAGAGCGCGTCCTTTTCGTGTTTTGGTGTCGATCTTTGCAGAGAGCACACTGCCAACGTGTTTTTCGTACGATGGCTGGTGATCGAGAAGCAGGGGGCCGGATGATGTCAGTCTGTCCAACCTGACCGACCCGCTGCTGTGATCGAGGATTTCAGTGCCAAACCAACGTTCGACGGGTTCCTCGCTGGAAAAGCTCAACTCTACGGTTCGCTCTTCCTCGTTAATTGATGCCCGGTCCAGATCAAATGTCCGGTATAGAGGCTCCGAGCGAAGCACCTCTTTTTCCACAAGCTCATTCGTCTGCATTGTCTTCATCTCCGGCTTGCCCGGTCTGTGAATCATCGGCGCTTCCGCCATCACCCGACCCGGCTGTTTGCGATTCTGCCACACTGATGCCGAGTGAGGCTAACAACTCGTCCTCGTCGGCAATTTCCTTGAATACGTCCTCCGGGTTTTTGCCCCTCTTCCGTATCGCTTCGGATCTCGACATCGTGCGGTTCGAGATCGCTTTGTCGATGGCTGCGCCCTCTTTCTGCGGGTCGACCCACTCCCACCTGTACGGCGAAAACATCACCTGTGACAGCTTCTCTTTCTTTTCGAGCGGTATTGGGTTTCCGCCTGCCGGAGCGATCAATCCGGCATACATCGATGCCGTAAGCCACCCATCAAATACTCGCTCCAAAAAATGCTCTCGGCAAAACTCCTGCAACCCCATGTAGGTGTTGATCTCTCGCAGCTTCCCCTCTCGCAAACTGCTGTAATTCACGCCTTCGAGGTCCGACGCGAGCGAGTTGTAACTCGTGCCAAGACCAGCGGCTGCGCCCCTCAGCATCGACTTGGTGAAATCCCCAAATGCCTGATTCGGGTGAGTCGGATCGAACGCGGTAAACGCCTGCCCCGGCTTTAGCCGACCGATCACACCCGGTTCGAACTCTTCGTAAAGCACACTCTCGTCTTCGAGGTCTTCGAGATCCTCGTCGTCGGTATCCCCGAGATATGGCCTGCCGATCTCCCCCTCAGTAATCCAGCCCATCTTGCTCGCCCCGGCGCGCGCCGCGATCAACTCTGCTTCCTGATACTGGTTGAGGTGAAAGAATCTCAGCAAGGCCGACGACACCCACGGAAAGCCGCGCGTCTGAATTACGGCCTTCGGCAAATAGTTGTGAATCATGCTCTCGGCTGGCACTCGGTAGAATTTCCGGGTCCCGAGCTCCGGAAACCGTGCCACGCGAAACGGCCCGGAATCCTCCCGCGTCTGCACGTAATAGGCAATCGGCGCATCGAACTCATCAAGCTCGATCCCCATCACGATCCGGTTACCATTCGTAGCCACCGTGTTGAGACTCACCGGCACCAAGTCCGGATCGATAAACCGAATCGTGTATCGGTAAGGCGATCTGCGATAGCCCGGATACTCGATTGCAAAAAACTCCCCGTCCTTTATCAGCGACGACAGCCACAGGTTGCACACCTGTCGAAACGAATACTTGCCCGAGCTGCTCGGAAAGCCTTTCGGCTTGCTCCACTGTTGCCAGTGGTACTCGACCAGATCGTTTGCTTTTTTGTCGCGAACTCCGTTTCTGTTCCGGATCTCTCCGACAAGCTGAAAGCCGAACGGCCCGACGACGTTGTTACACGTCTCGCGAATAAACCCGTCGTAATATGGATTGTTTTCTGCCTCTTCCCGAGATCGACCGCGAAGCGAGGTCAGACCGGCCAACAGGTCCGAATCGAGCGTGACCGGCCCCTGCAACCACCCCGACGTAAGTCGCGAGTTTTTCGCTGCGGCAAATGCTCTTTTCGGTATTCGGACAATCGGGCTGGCAGCTTTCGAGATCCAGCGACTGTTGGCTGCATCCCACTGAAAAGTTGCTTTGTTCATGCCGAGTTCATCCGAGCAAACACGGTTCGACGCGTCCGCGCTCCGCGCTTGCTTGCCTCCGCACTTCTCTGCCTTCTAACCTCGTCGCGCAGATCCAATTGCATCTCTCGCAATTCCGCGAACGAATACCGCGACAGCGACCGCGAACCGACCGACCAACTGCTTTGGTCGCGGCTCGCCTTTCCTTTGAGCACCGCCTCGATGTTTTCGAGAGTCTGTTCAGCCCATGATCGAAAATCATAGGCTTCGCCATCCTGTACGGATGCGTAATCTACCTGGACCCGCGTCCGGCCCCGAGCGATGGTATTGACCTTGCTGGTGGCTATCTCGGTGACTTTTTTCTGCCACTCGTACTGCGCCGCCGATAGGCCACTCGTGTCCGTGCCCGGTATCGTGACGGTGTAATCCGTGCCATCCGGGGTCACGGTCGCCTCGAATTTCCCGAAAGCCGAAACGAAAATGTACGAAAGGGTATATTCGTCTGCCGGGTAGTCGGTAAGCGTCTCCGACCATTCGAGAGAATCCCCGGCCACTATTTCTTTGGGTGGAGCAGTTCTGTCTGTCACCGGAAACCTCCCACAAATCCGCTACGCCGTTTGCGCTTCGGCCGCCTCGCCACACGAGACGCGGACTGCTCGCGCCGATCTTCGCTCTGCTCCTGAGCTATCGGCTGCGATTGTAGCCTTTTCTCAATCGCGGACCAAACCGGGTTCAGTATCAGCAACGCCACCAGCGCATAAACCCGAATATCGAGCGCCTCGTTCCTGACTCCGGGCTTTTTTATCCACGTGTCCCGCGCAAACCCCTTCACGTACTCTCGTACTTTCCGTTCCGAGGTAAGCTGCTCGAAATACTCCAGGTCATAACTCTCCGACCAATGGCAATATCGCTCCCCCGGCTGTTCTGTCTGGAGCCTGTTGTAGATCGTGGTTTTGGCTTCGTGCGTCCCGATCATAAACACATCGATGGTGACACCCTCCCAAGCGGTTTTTTTCTTGCTCGGAGCCATAACGGCTGGTGTCCCGAGCGTGTCGGTGCCTTTGACCGCGTGCCATCGGTGCTTTCGGTTCCGGAGGCACCATCCGTAGACCGTCTGCGTCCGGTATCCCGAATCGACGGCGGTCGCCACGACCTTCAGCCGGACACCATCCTGCCGGACAAAGCCCTTCGTCAGTTCATCGGTCAGCGACTGCCACGTGCTATCAAGCTCCGTGTCACCCCATATCACCCCGAACTCGATGCCCCAAGATTCCTCGCCCCGGCCATAACCGACGACTTCGTATTCGAGTCGATCTGCCTGCACATCGACACCCGCGACCAGCACCAGCACGCTATTGGGTACAGCCGTGTAGGTTTCTCTCCGCGAAAACAATGCGTCCGAATCCAGCACGCCGCCTCCCTGCTGCCACGTTTCACCGAGCGTTGTGTTCACGAATGTCTGTAGCGTTTCGGGCGACTCTTTCGACTCAAAGAACGACTGCATAATTTCTGCCATCGTGCTCCACGGCGAGTACGCCTCCCAAATATGAAACCCCGCGTGCCCGTTAAAGGGTTTCTCGGCTCTCCACTCCCCGCGTGTCACCGCCACCCGTTTGTCGTTTTCATTCCAAAGACCATCGCAATGCTCACACCGATAGTGCGCCGTCTCCGGGTTCTTTTCCTCCAGACAGACTATCTGCTTGAACACGAGCACCTGGTATTCGCCGCAGTGATGGCAGGGCACCCAAAACTTCCGCATGTCACTCGACTCGTAACTCGTCGCAATCCGGGAAATGCCCTCTATCGTCGGTGTCGATGCTCTTAGCCTCTTCTTGTTGAAGAAGGTCCGCGTTCGCTTGAAGGCCAGATTTGTCGGGTCGCCTTCCTTTCCGATATTCAGCGGGTAACGGTCGATCTCATCGCAAAGCGCCACTCGAATCGGTCTTGAAGCAAGACTCGCCGGTGAGTTTGCTCCGGCGACAGTGATGTGTCCACCCTTGAATCGCTTGTGCAGGATCGTGTTGTCTTTGCTCTTCTCTTTCTCTGCTCCGATCTTTTTTCGCAGCGACGGATTGTCCCGAATCATCGGGTCGAGCCGATCTTTCGACCACGCGCGCGCCATCTCGATAGTCGGCTGCACCATCATCATTGGGCACGGGTCGATGTCCACAAAATAGCCAATCGCGTTGTTGAAGATTTCGGTCTTGCCGATCTGCGAAGAGGTCATGTAGGTGACATCACTCACCTGGTCATCGGCGAGTGCGTCCATCATCCCGATCTGGTAAACGGCCCGGTCGTTACTCCACTTTCCGGGTTCTGCGCTTCCCTCCGCGCTTAGTATTCTTTTTTCGCCTGCCCACTGGCTGACGCTTTTCTGTTCCGGCGGTGCCAGTACTCTGAATGAGAAAAGCTCCGCTGCTATCTCTGACCACAGTGATTCCCGCGACTTCGTTAAGCGCGTCGTGGACGGCTTCGGTAATGATTGCTCGGTTGCGGCCATAGTCCTGCTCCGAGGTTACTACAGGGGCCAACACACTTGGTAGGTTGAGGAATCTCGCACGCGCAGACTCCACCATCCGGTTCCACGCAGCCGTGACCATCTCGACAGGCAAAAGCGACCCGGCTTTTTCCGCGGCCTCGAGTTCGCTCATCTCAGCCTGCGCCACCATTCGTCGGGTTCTCGCGCCGCCCCAATCTTCCAGATTCTCGACGTTCGAGCCTCCCGGCCCTCGCGTTCTTTCATCGAGGAAGGTGATGTAATTCCGGACACTTTCGAGAAGGTCATACTGTCCACGACCCACTCGCACCATTACGCCCTCTGCCGCAAGCTGCTGTATCCGGCGCTCGGTCATATCTTTGAGCGCGTAAGACAGCACCTTTACCGAAACACCCGGTCGAGTGCTCACACTAAACCCCCGGAATCGGGCACCGCACTACCGGGTTGATGTCCCAATTCGTTTTTGCTTTCTGGTTCACCTGACCGCCCTGGTGGTCTGTGGTGACAATCTCGCTGCCCCACTTTTTTTGGAGCAACTCAAACTGCTGCCTCTCTCTCTGCATGGTCCGATACGACGCACACCCGCCCGGTGTTCCATGCTGGTCGCACTCGTAAAAGTAGGCATTGAATCGAAGTGTCCGACGATACTTGTTCAGCACCTGAAGGCTCATGTCGTAATCTTCTTTGAGCGATAACGATTCGTCGTAGCGAAGGTCCATGCTCAGAAACGCCTGCCACGGCCCCCCAATCGTCTGTTTGAAACCGAACGGTGTGTACTCGCGGTAGGCCGCTTTATCCGGCAAAAGATTCAAGCCCCAAAACTTCACCCCGGCCTCTTCCGCCAGACAAAATCCGTGCTCGATAAACTCCATGCAGTCCTCGGTGGTCAGGATCTTTTTCTTTGTCTGTTCCCACCTCCCGACTCTGCGCAGATCGTCATCGATCAACAGAAGGTTCTGTTCCCGGTTGTCGAGTATCCAATTCCGGACCCGGCACAAATTCCCCTGCACCCGATCCGGAACCACAACAATGCGGTCATGTACCTTTCGGTAATCCTTCGCCTCCGACTTCCCGACCACATACTGCACTTCTGGCAGATACTTGTGTGTGAAAGCGATTGCCGCTCGACGGTAACTCGGCGCGTAAATTCCGATCTTCACCGTTTCTCCAGCGGTCTGTTGGGGCACACGATCATGTGAGCCACATGCCTGCGTGGGTCGAACTTCTCGCCCCTCACGACCCGCTCGCCCGGTTCGACAGCAATCCAGCCGCCCACCAACGTTCTCACCCAAACCACCTGCCGATTGCAGAACTCGCACTGGTCGCTTGCCTGTTGGCTATCTTCCATGTCATCACCCCGACTTCGGTCGTTTCGTCCTGCGTCTTGGTTTCGTATCACCCTGCAACAGATGTATTGCTTTCATCCCATCGACCACCCTGCCGATGCCTTTGCTCCACGGCTTGCCATTCGGCCGTTTCGCGTGAACCGACTTCAGCCGCAAAAGCGTCTTGGCCGCAAGCCAATCGATGTCGTTATCGAAGGTCAGAACAATGTAATTGCGACTCTCCAGCAACTCGCGGGAAAACTCGATGTCCGGCTCAACGGGAATGGCCGCTGCCGCCTCGGCTCTGATCTCTTCCAATTGCTTCGACGTGAGCTGCGTCTTAGCAGCATCGAAACCATCGAGTTCAAGTGACGCGACTTCTTCCCGCA